CCAAGCCATCACAGAAGCGCTGGTGGCCTTGTATCCGGCCCTTATGGCAGCCTCTTTCATGGTCACCCGTCCGTCCCCACTCACAAGCTCGGTAACAAAGGTCCATTCCTTAGGTGTTAGCTTCCTGCGCTGCTGACGCAGCGGGGCCACTTCAGAGGTCATTCTCTTCTGTGCTTTGTCCGGCATAACCGGTGGAACGTTGTAAACGTCTTTCTTGGCCATTAGCTGATTCTCCACAAGCGCCAACCATTGTCCACCTTGCGCAACGTGAACACCCATTTAGGCTGATGCACTCGTGTGAAGCGAAGGGCAGCCACTCGGCAGCTTTCAGCTTGCTTGCGAATGCCAAACAGGATGCTGTCGCCTGCTTCCATTTCCCCAAAAGGATATTTGGATCGATTGGTTGGCAGGGCTATTCCCTGATCAATGTGTACCATCATTAACTCCCGTAAAAGAACTACCACGAGTATATCGAGTGTCACCCCAAGAGTCAATGCCCAAAAAGCAAATCAGGGTTCCTATAGAACTTTTGGAGGGTGTAGTGTGTTTTTATTTTTTTACTTTTCATCTCGCGGAGCCCCCCTGAAAATATTACACTGAATCTCTTAACGTAATTTGCCGAATGCTGATAACGTATTGATTTCATTCAGTTCTTACACCATTACGTCTATTACGTCAAATCTCACAAAAAATAAAAAAAAAACACCTCTTACCCCTAAAAGGTCTATAGCACCTAAACCTTAGTATTACTTTTTGGCCCATTTTCACCCCTTTTGACCCTCGGTCCGCGGTCCAATCCCCTCCTCCAATAAACCACTGTATATCCACCCAGTACAATAATGCATCACACTAAAACCCCCAAACCAAGGGAAAACCCCTAGTAAATAGTACATTCCAAGTAATTGACCTAACTAGATAAAAGCCTGATAATAACCCTGTCCACTTAGATAAAAGACGGACAAACCACTGTAACAAAGAAAGGATAGTGATATGACTAAAAACACGGATACTACGGATAAAGACATTGGACAAATCATGGACAATGCGCAGACTTTGCTTAACTTTTGCGCAACTACTTTTGGCAAACCATCGGAAGCTTGGTTCGCGTGCCTTGTCTCCTCAGCCATTTTGACAGCAGAATTAAGTGTGCCCTTGGAGAAGTTCTTGGAGGGTTTTGAGCATGCATACAACGATGCGATGAAGGCCAAGAAAGACATGGGAGCTTCTTATGATCACTAATGCGGACAACTATGTGCCTGTTAAGCGCACGAATCAGTGTTTGACGCCATTTAACACGGGGAAGGTGCAGATTGGGCTGCTCTATCAACCACCGCCTCCTGAGATGACCTCCTCGGAAGAGTTGATTCAGGCGGTTTTATTGGGTACAGGATCAATTCACCAACCGGCCCCTGCGTGGCCCGTGATCCTTGGTTCTGCAATCTTGGCAATTCTTTTAATAACTTTGATGGGGTAAATATGCACGAGTTTCTTTACGAATGTGATGAGTTGGGTTTAGCGCTCAAATGTTTTTTTGAGTATGAGCCGGCTGAAGTTGGGTCGGTGGAGCCCATGTCTGGGATGAAGTTGGAGCCGGACTATCCGGAGGTGTGGACGTTGATTTCTGTGTTCTTGCCTAACAGCAATGTGGACTTGAGCGGGGTTTTGCATCCGGATGTGATTTTTCGCATTGAGCAGGATGCGCCTGTTTATTTTGAAGAGATGAGGAGTGCAATATGACTAACAATTTTCAATCTGCTTTCCCGTTTGTAGCAAAGGACAAAACGGGGATGATGATCAACATGGGCATGGGTTTGCGCGATTACTTTGCTGCTGCTGCGCTCCCTATGGCAATTAAGGAAATGAACGAGGCGAAATCTTATGACATAAATGATGCGGCCATTGTGGCTTACCACTATGCAGATGCAATGATGAAAGCGAGGCAATCAAATGACTGAACAAAGAGAACTAGAACTGCTGCGGCCATATGTTGCGGAATGTGGCAAGTTGGTGGATCAAAACTTTAAATTGGAAGAGCATTTAAAGAAAATAGATCGGCTGCTGCTTGAAGTGCTGATGGGTGATGTTGATCCCATGCAGGCCATGATCAATCGTCAGAAGATAAAGGACCAATTTGATGAGCAATCTTGAAGACTACAAACCACAAGTGGACCGGCCCAACTGCCACAAATGCGTGAACCGTGATCCTTTGCCCATGACGCATCACATCCAATGCTTGGAGCCCAAGGCTTTGATCTCTGGCAATGCACGTGCTGCGCAGAAGGGGTGGTTTCATTGGCCGTGGAACTTTGACCCTATTTGGTTGGAAGAGTGCAGCAAGTATGAGGAGAAGCAAGCATGACACAAGATGAAATCCTAGAGGCACTACACAGGGTGGTGCAAGAGAACAAGCATTACACAACGTGGACTGTATCAACCCCGCACTTGGTTGCCTTGGTCAACTTAGCCATTGAGCATGAGCGTGAGGCGTGTGCCAAGATTGTTGAAGAACACGCCAAGGCGTATGCGAAGCTTGAAAAAAATCCTGCAACAAGTGCGGCATGGGCAGCTTGCATTGATATCCATGATTCCATATCCGAGCGGGGTGAAGCATGACCACATACAAAGAACTGGGTGAGTTGATGCGCAATTTGCCCACCGATGAAACATGGCTGCCGCTGTTTTTGCAGAGGCTTAAAGAGAAGGATCCTGAGATCTATCGATTGATGATGGAACAGGCAGAAGCTAAATTGAAGGAGAACACATGAAACTAGAACTAAACATTTGGGAAAAAGCAATGGGATGGCGTAAGCGCCAGATGGTGGAAAAGCAGCTTGAAAACAATCTGTATGTTTCGCCCTCTCAGCGCAACTTGGTCCTTGAAGAGGTGGCCAAGGAAATTGAGAAGATGAAAGCTTTTGGGCCTGACACAATAGCCAGTTTTACTGTCCACATAAGGAATATGAAACGTGAGCTTTACTAGTCAACATTTGGCGCTTGGAAGCACGCAGCATGTGCATCCATTACAACTTTGTAATAAATGCGAAGAAAAACGGCCACCGGAAGGTGGAATACAAATGAGTGCAGCAAGGTGGATATGCGCTTGCTGTTGGACCAAACGAGTAACGACAAGGAATTTAAAAGAACATGCCAAGACCAAAACCACCGGAGCCATTAATCGGAAGACAAGTGAGGATGTCTGACCGACAGTGGATGATTTTTAACCAACTAGGAGGTGCTGAATGGCTGCGCAAGCAGTTAGAAAAGAAAGCACCAATGCCAAAGAAATATTATGAAGTGTTCACAAAAACAGAAGAAGCTGCAACCCCGAGAGCAGCCCCAAAAACCTTTGAGCCAAGAACAACTGATGGCGTGGTGGCCTTTCACAAGACTTGACCCAAAGATGTTTCCTAAATCAACCCAACGCGATTTATCGCAATATGAAGAAAGTCCAATATGAAAGCAACTAAACGTAAATACAAACTAAGTTCCTCCGGAATAGGCGTTCGCGCCCGTAGATTCATGGAGAGTAACCCTGCTGCAGCACCAAATGAAGTAGCAGCGCGATTCAATACAACTAAGCAATATGTTTATGGTTTGCGCAACAAAATGAAGAAGGAAGGTTTTAATTTCCCCAAGAGGTCCGATCAGTTAGCATCGCTTGCCCCTGCAGCGCCTGTAGATGATTCCCAATTCCTTAAGCAATTGGGAATTGATCCTGTGAAATACGCACAGGCGGTCGAGAGCCTGAAAGAGGCAAAAATGGAAATCGAGATGTATGAAGACGAAGTGGACGCAACCCTTGACGCTCGGGCCGTGGACTACGGCAAGTTTATCGAGGGCGCTGAAGTCATGCAGATGTTGAAACGTGTTGTACAGGCTGCCTTGAACAATCGTGACAAGACGTTGGCACATGATCAGGCCGAGGCCATGGACATGATCATCCACAAGATTGGCCGCATTGTGAACGGCAATCCTGATGTGGTTGACCACTGGTTGGATATTGCCGGCTACGCCAAGTTGGTAGCAGACCGCCTCGAAGGGCGCGTCCGCTGATTACTTAGCCTCTCCCCAGTTGGGTCCGATTTCCACATCGCACCGACTGGGGACTTGCATATTCACGCACGTTGCCATGATCTCTGCTGCACGCTGCGCTTCTTCCTTTGTCTTAACGCTCAATGCCAGTTCATCGTGAACCTGCAGCATGGGCATGATCCCCTCCCGAGCTAGTGCAACCATTGCTGCCTTTGTCTGGTCTGCTGCAGACCCTTGGATCAAACGATTCAAGCCCTTGTAGGTGCCTGCGCGCTTGATCCGTTGGCCGTATTCCATGATGGCTTGCTCACGAGGCAACGCTTTATTGACACCCCACTCCATCGGCTCCCAAAGGGGGAACCGGCACTTGCGGCCAAGAAGGGTGCGAATCGATCCGCCTGAGGCGGGATGCTCGATCCGTTTCATCACGGCATTGACAGTGCCTTTAAGGAACGGGACATTCCTGTGGAACTGGTCGATAAGCTCGGAAGCTTCATCAAGGTTCAAATCCAGTTGTGCTGCCAGTTTGTTCTTGCCCATGCCGTACATCAAGCCCAGACCAATGGTCTTGGCAGCTTTACGTTTGATGCCGGCCATGTCGGCAACCATCTGGTGAAAGTCGGTGTTGGGGTTCTCTTGATAGGCTGCAACCATCTTCTCGGCTCCGGGTAAATCGAGCAGATTGGCGTAGTGAACTAAGAGCCTTGGCTCCTGTGAGGAGAAGTCATTTGAGGCCCACATCTCGCCCTCTTCGGGAAGGAACAGGCTACGGACCATGGGGCCGATGATCTCGTGGCGGGCGGGGACCTGCTGCAAGTTCGGATTGGCCATGGACAGACGTCCTGTAACGGTGCCGCCATCATCTGAGCGCATCTGGTTGACGTGCGGATGGATACGGCCGGTCTTAGCGCTGAAGTTGAGGTATGGCTGCAGGAAGGTGCTGTGCGTTTTGTTGGTCTCGCGCGCCTCCACAATCATCTTGGCGATTGGGTGCTCACAGCCATCCAAGAAACCTTTTGTAAAGCTCGGTTGGCCGTTGTCGGTCTTGGCATATTGCAAGTTCAACTTGTCAAAAGCTAAGGCGATGCTTTGTGCGGCCCAGATATCGACGTTGGATCCGACAAGTGACTTGAGGTCCTTGTGGATTTGTTTCTCACGGGCGATGAGTTGGTCGATTAGCTGCTCACATTTTGGGCGGTCAAAGCGGATCCCGCGGCTTGTCATGTTGTGCAGGACGGGGAAGGCTTCTGTTTCGAGGTTGAAGATCGATTCCACTTCATCCTGACGCATGCGGATCTTGAATGCTTGCCACAGTTTCAGTGTGAGCGCAGCATCCTGTTCAGCGTACTCTCCCACATACATGGCGGGTAGTCTCCAAAGTTCCTTTTTTGGATGAACTCCGAAGTCCGCAGCGGCTTGTTTGAGCCCTTGTTCTGATTTGATTTCTTGGAGATAGTCAAATCCCAAGGAGTTGAGAGCGTAGCTGAAGCGGTTTTCGTCAAGAAGAGGGGCAGCGAGCATGGTATCAACGATCCGTCCGTTGACCTTAAAACCACTTGCTTGTAGCCACCCCAAGTCATAGGCGGCGTTATGCATAACCTTATCGGAAGGGTAAGCCAGTACGTCCGTGATCCATCGCTCCACTCGTCGTTTGTCCAAATTTCCACCACCCTGATGCGCCACCGGAAAATATCCAGACCATCCATCGACGGCAATGGCGTAGCCGACAACGAAACCGTCGTTCCGAGGCCATCCCGGGCCCATGGATTCCAAATTGGGGTCGCAAGTTTCGAGATCAATTGCTATTTCTTTCGCTGTTGAGAGGTTCGGGAACACCTCTGGGGCCACCCATTCTGTTTGGGTGGGGAAAAGTGGGATTGTTTTCATATTTTGAAGCCTTTTTCGATATGTTTGGGCAGAACTAGGTGAAGTGTCTGCTTTGCGCGGGTTATTCCCACGTAAAAGAGCCGGTGAACATTGTCCCCGTTACTTGCGTACTCTTTTGCAAATTTGGGGCTGAGGTCCATGAGCAGCAGCACATTGTCCGCCTCGCCACCCTTGGCTCCGTGGATCGTGGACAGTTTAATCCGGCCCATGGTTGAGAGTTTGGTTCCGCGTCTGAGGACTGCAGTGAGGTAGTCACGCTTGTCTTCGCTGATGCGGGACAGGGCTTGATGCCAGATGGCATCGGTCTGAAGGCCAAAGCTGTTCTGGATGTCCTTGATGCTGTATTCAATGAGCGGGTCGCCCTTGAAAGTTCGGTGGCCCTTGGTGATAAATTCACCGCCAATGTACTTGTAGACGTTTTTGATCTCATCGCCATACAGGAACTCACCTTTGCGCAGCTTTTCCCATGTCTGTACGGCCTTTAAAAGAGGTAGGCTAAGGCTTGGTACCCCTGAGCGCTCAAAAAGGATTCCCGAGCTTCTCAGCCATTCATGCACAGGGTTCAAAAGATAGTTGGTGCTGCCCATGATGAGCCATTGGCCGTCATCAATGGGCACATCTTCAAAGCGGTAGTACGTTTTGACTGCGCCCTCATAGTCGCGGGGCTTCCATTCTTTCTCTTGGCGCTGCTTGATCTGCTGCACAACCTTGTTGGCAAGTTTGTGAACTATTGATGGGACGCGGTAGGACTGATCAAGGACTGTAATCTGGCCCTCAAATGACAAGAAGCTCTTGACATCAGCGCCTGCCCAAGTGAACACTGCCTGATCGTCGTCGCCGGCGAGGAATACCCGTTTGGATTTTTTAGCGAGGGATTCAACAAGCTGCCACTGCAGACGGGACAAATCCTGTGCTTCATCAACAATCAGCACTTCCAAAGATGGAAGGCGCTCGGGCTGCACCACAATCATTTCCAGCAGGTCGGTGAAGTCCAGTAGCTCTTTGCTACGTTTGTAGTGGCGATAGGAGCGCTCAACAAACTCAAAGTGATGCCATTCGATATCAAGGCCGCATTGGTTGTAGTGTTCGCGAAGGTCCGAGCCGCGGATGCGGGCTAGGTTGATTTCGTTCAGTATTGGATTGTCGGCCTTGGCCATGTCCACATCATCTTCTTGGACCACGTTCAATTGGATGCCGGCCTGCGCTGCAAACTCTCGGTAGTCCTCTGGCTTCATCATGAAGTCCACCTTGACGGCTAGGCAGTGGAAAGCCAAGCTATGCAGGGTTCTGAAGTACGGGAAGTCGGTGCGCGCATTCAGGGCGGGGAACTTCGCAATCGCTCGGTCCTTGGCCTCTGTCGCGGCTTTCTT